AACTTAATTCCGTTTAATGAGCGAACAGAGGAAGAACAGAGGAAGATCCAGAGAAAGGGCGGTATCGCCTCCGGTAAAGCTCGAAGGGAGAAAGCAGATCTAAAAAAGAAAGTCAATCAAATTTTGGAAATGGACGTTTTCAGTCCACAGCTCAAAGAAGCGCTCGAAGAAAAGGGATTGAGCGCGACGAATCAGACGGCGATCGCGACAGTGCTTCTTCAAAAGGCTCTTAAAGGCGATATGCGAGCGATTGAGCTCCTGGCCAAGATGAACGGCAACGAGGGCACGAAAGACGCTCTTGATAAGAAAGAGCAGAAAGAGCGTGTTAAGGCAATGCAACTCGAGAACAAGAAACGCGAGCAAGCTCTTGAAGGCGGTATGGCGTCTGAGGATATCATGGCCGATTATTTCGAGAAGTTAGAAGGGGTGATACAAGATGGCACTTGAGCGACTGTACACAGATAAACAGATCGGAATCTTGCGTCGTTCCATTTCTCGCGACTGGTATATGATGATAAACCACGGCGCAGTACGGGCTGGAAAAACCAAGCTCGACAATGATCTTTTTTTGATGGAATTGAAACGGGTCAAGAAAAACGCGGAAAAAGTCGGGGTTAAAAATCCTATGTATATTTTGGCAGCGGTATCGTCTGGGACCTTACAAACAAACATCTTGCGCGAGATCACGGACGCTTACGGCCACGAATTCAAGTTTGACAGGCACGGAAATTTTACTCTTTTCGGGGTATATGTCGTTACGACGTTTACAGGCTCGATAGCGGGTCTGAAAGCCATTCGGGGTATGACAGCCTTCGGGGCCTATGTGAACGAGGCTACGCTCGCAAATAAGGAGGTTTTCGATGAAATTATCAAACGTTGCTCCGGGTATGGCGCGCGTATTATATGTGACACTAACACGGATCACCCAAAACACTGGTTAAAAGTTGATTACATCGATAAAGCAGATGGCGAGAAGATCATAGCGAATCATTTCTCGATTTTTGATAACACATTTTTAAATCAGCGATATGTCGATAACTTGATAGCAACAACGCCTTCCGGTATGTTTACCGAACGTGGGATATATGGGCGATGGGTTATTGGTGAAGGTGCTGTTTATCGTGATTTTAGCGAGGATATGTACGTCACACAAGCACCAGAACAGTTTGCGAAAGTATATGCGGGGGTCGACTGGGGGTATGAGCATTGGGGCTCGATTGTTGTCGTTGGACAAACTGAGGCCGGAGACGTGTACATACTCGAAGAACACGCGCACCAGTACAAAGAAATTGACTTTTGGGTTGATATTGCGAAGGATATAAAGGCGCGTTATGGCGATATTATGTTTTGGGCAGATTCGGCCCGGCCCGAACACGTTGGGCGGTTCAATCGCGAGCGTCTCAAATGTTTCAATGCTTATAAATCTGTATTGTCGGGGATCGAGGAAGTTGCGAAGTTGATGAAAGGAAAACGTTTCTTCGTCGTTTCTGACAAGGTATCGAAGTTTAAAGATGAAATATATCAGTACGTCTGGAATGAACGATCAGGCGAGCCGGTAAAAGAACATGACGACGTTTTAGACGCGGTACGCTATGCAATTTACTCGCAACAGGTTTACGATTCAAGTAGCACAGTAAAAGAGCGTATGACAAGCGCGCAATACTATTTTTAGGAAGGAATAAGAGAAATTGAACTTTTTAAAAGGACGGCGTTTCGATGAAAACGCAAACCGTCAATTCGTTATGATTATTGAAGATTTCGAAGCGATCGAATTCGATAGTCAGAAATGGATTGAACGGCTGAAAAATTTCGTTGGAACACACAGAGCGGAACAATTGGACCGCTTGAAAGAACTGAAACGCTATTATCTAGCTGATAACAATATCAAATATCGCGAAGAGAAAAGCGATCCATACAGCGCAGACAATCGGATCGCTAGTGATTGGGCAAAATATATCACAGTTTTTGAACAAGGATATATGTTAGGGAATCCGGTCGAGTACAAAAACGAAAATGCTGAAATTCAAAATTTAATTGATAACTTTAGCAAGCAAAACAACGAGCAAGATCACAACGTCGCTATTAAAACAGATCTAGCGATTTACGGTCGAGCATATGAACTTTTGAACACGTTTCAAGATGAGGACGGCTCAGTCTGGGTGAAGCTCTATCGTATGGATCCGGAACAAACATTCGTCATTTATGATGATAGCTTCGAACAGCGATCTTTGATGGCCGTAAACTACTACTCGATTAGTTACGGCAATGGGCACAAGCGCGATTTCGTTAAGGTCTATACTAGTAACGCGATTTATGAGTATGTCGACGATAATCAAGATACGGACACTCTCAAGCTAAAAGAAGTAAGCGAGCATTTCTTTAATGGCGTTCCGGTGAATGAGTTTAGCAATAACGCGGACCGGACAGGGGCTTTCGAAGCCGTGCTCGATTCTATCGACGCTTACGACTTGTCACAGTCAGAGCTTGCGAACTTCCAGCAAGACAGTAACGAGGCTCTTTTGGTGATCTCGGGGAACCCGTTCACAGGCGTAGAAGACAAGGACTTTTTAGAAGACGGTCGTGTCAATCCAAATGGACGGCTTGCGGTATCTCAAGCGTTTAAGAAAGCGAAGATCTTGATCCTTGATGATAACCCGATTCCGGGTGGATCAAGTCCAAACGCGAACTATCTTGTTAAATCATACGACACGGCCGGAGCGGAAGCATACAAGGAACGGCTTGTGAACGATATTTTACGCTTTACCTTTACTCCAGACACAACCGACAACAATTTTGCCGGTACACAGTCGGGCGAGGCCATGAAGTATAAAATGATGGCAGCAGACAATTACCGCGGTAAGCAGGAGCTTTTATTCGAAAAAGGCCTTATGCGTCGTTTGCGTTTAGCCGTCAACATTTGGAAAATCAAGGGCAACGATTCCGAAAATTACAGCCTTATCAACGAGACCGATGTTGTATTCACTCCAAACTTACCACAGAATGACACTGAGATTGTGGCAATGGCGAAGAACTTATACGGCGTGGTGAGCGAGCAAACGATCTTCGAAATGCTCGAGCAAGTGACAGGCGTAAATGCCGAAGCTGAGTTAAAACGTATGAAAGAGGAAACGGAAAAAGCGCTTGAAATGCTTCCACGAATGAAAAAAGAAAAAGAGGTGACAGATGGCGAACAAGTTATCGAAGAATCTGAAAACCCTCGAGGATCATGATCGATACTGGACAGGTCGAGCGCGTGAAGTTTTCGAATATGTCGATCGGAAAGATATCAATTTCTTCGCAGAAATAGAAAAAATCTATCGAGACCAAGCCGTAGGCCTTCAAAAGTCAGTATTCGACTTTTATACGCGCTTCGCGGAAGATCATGATATCACTTACCAAGACGCAATTAAACGCCTCCGGGGTGAGGATTTAAGCGATTATGCTGAAAATGCTCGAATGTATCGAGAGCAAGCGGAAAAAGATCCAGAACTTTTACGTCGATTAAATGAACAGTACGCGTCGGCTCGGGCTGTACGTCTTCAAATGCTGAACGCGGAGGCCGTTTATCGGGCGGGGGTGCTTGCTGGGGCTTTGCATAAGAGCTTCGAAAAATATCTCTATGATGTGGCCGAATATGCTTACCGAAAATCAGTCGGAGGCCGTGCGGGTGCGATCAACTGGCCCGCGTTTGAAGAAGTTATTAAAACGCCCTTTAATGGTCGGAACTATTCGGCTCAACTTTGGGGCAATACGGACGCGCTCGCGGACAGCTTGAAAAAGGTATTCCGTCAAGGCTTTATTCGTGGGGACGGCCCGCAAGAGATGGCCCGAGAGATTCGAAAAGAGTTTAATGTGGCCCGTTCGCGAGCTGAAACATTGATTCGGACGGACGCAACGGCCATTGTTAATCGTGCAACTCTCAAGCGATACAAGCGAGAGGGTTTGAAATATTATCGGATTCTGGTCGTGCTAGATGATCGGACCACTCAAATATGCCGGAGAATCGCGCAAGAGGATAAACTCTATAAGCTCGAGGACGCGCAAGTCGGGGTGAATATGCCCCCGTTCCATTATAATTGTCGGTCGACGATCATGCCGGACGCGGAAGAAATAGAAGAGAAAGGGAATGAATAAATGAACATTTGGGAACTTGTTTCATTTGTCGCGGGGGTGATTTCCCTTGTGGTATTGTTGTTTGTGGCGTGGTTCTTTATTGTCGGTTTGGCCGATGGTATCGCTTCTGTTATGAAGGATCGCAAGAAATAGATCGGAGGTGATCCAGAGATCTTGACAAGCGGGAATAGACCGCTTTTTTGTTTGTCCAGACTATGCGGAGGACGTAAAAAGCTGCATTGTTTCGTCGCCGGACGTAAAACGAGAATATCGAGTGATGGCGTAACCATCGGAGGAAAATTATGTCAGAAAATACACAAGCAACCGTCGAGACCGAAGCTATTGAGAAAGACGTCGCTCAAGAAGAACAAGTCGAGACCAAGCAAGAAAAGTCCGAGCGTACCTTCACACGCGCCGAATTTGGAAAAGCAGTCGCAGCGGAGATCGCCAAGGCTCGCGCAAGCTGGGAGGCTGAACAGGCCGAAGCGATTGAACTAGCAAAGAGCGAAGGCGAACGCCTCGCGAAGCTAACAAAAGATGAACGTGCTCGTGAAGAGGAAGCAAAACGAATCCAAGCAATCGAAGAGCGTGAGAAAGCTCTCGCAGAAAAAGAAATGCGAGTAGCAACTCAAGCGCTATTGAGTGAGGAAGGGCTTCCGGGGGACTTTTTGGAATTCGTGATCGACAGCACGGCGGAGGCTACAAAAGAAAAGATCGGGACTTTGAGATCTATTTTTGATAAAGCAGTAGAAGCTCGCGTCGATGAACGTCTAGCACAGAAAGCACCACGCAAGGGTACGGGGCCAGTATCTATGACAAAAACAGAGATCATGGCAATTGTGGACGATGAAGAACGTCAACGTGCAATTGCTGAAAATATTGGACTATTTAAAAACTAGAAAGGGCTATTAAAATATGGCTGAAAACAAACTTACAACTATGAACGATTTAGGCGAAATTAAATCTATCGATTTCGTCAATAAGTTTTCAAAAAATATCAACGACTTGCTTCGTCTTTTGGGCGTAACTCGTCGTCAAGAGTTGACAAACGACCTTAAAATCCAAACTTATAAATGGACCGCAGATGTTGACACTACGGCAGTCGCAGAAGGTGAAACAATTCCGCTTTCTAAAATGACACGCGCGAAGGATCAAGAATACACTGTTACATGGTTTAAAAAACGCCGCTCAGTATCCGCAGAAGCTATCGCACGTCATGGTGCGTCACGCGCTATCTCGGAAGCTGACACTCGTCTAATGCGTGAAATTCAAAACGGAATCAAAGACGGCTTCCTTGCGTTCCTTCAAAAGACAAAAACAAAAGTCAAAGGAAAAGGCTTACAGCAAGCGCTCGCTAATAGCTGGGGTAAACTTTCAACATTCAACGAATTCGAAGGGTCTCCGCTTGTTTCATTCGTAAATCCGCTTGATGTCGCTGATTATCTTGGAACAACTCCGGTAGCGTCAGACGCGACAAATGTTTTCGGATTTACACTTTTGAAAAACTTCCTTGGTATGCAAAACGTAATCGTTATGCCATCTTGCCCACAAGGGAAAATCTATACAACAGCGGTCGAAAACTTGGTATTCGCTTACTTAAACGTTGCGACTGGTGATCTTGGCGGATTGTTTGCGGACTTTACAGACGAAACAGGAATTATCGCAGTAGGTCGTGATCGTGTATTGAATAACTTGACTTTCGAATCTGTATTCTTTGGCGCACACGTTCTTTTTGCTGAAATTCCGGACGGCGTGGTAGAAGCTACAATCGAACCAGCAACTTCGGCGGTAGCAGCCTAGTTTTAGGAGGTGAACGATGACAGCTATTGAGCTAGAAAAAACCACTGAAGAAATTCGCTTACTGAAAGGAATTCCAAAGAGCGATCAGGAACAAGACGATTTGTTGGCCCTTATTGTACGGGATAGCTTCGAGCGTATGATCGCTTACGTCAATCGCTTTTCTGATCTCCCACTTGAGGAATTGCCCGAATCAGTAGCATATATTCTCCGGGACGTAGCTGTTAGTCGTTTTAACCGTCTGAATTCAGAGGGCGCAACCGCTGACAGCGAAGAAGGCCGGAGTTTTACATGGGAGGACGGCTACCTAACAGATGATAACAAGGCCATTCTGGAAGGCCTTGCTGTGAAATACCGCGCCCGTGGAATCGCTAGATTTATTTAAGGGGGGCGCGTGTATGATCTATAATGACCGCGTAACTTTGATTTTCGAAAAACGCCCCGAGGACGAACTTTTGGATAAGGTGGAAAAGAAACAGAGTTTCCCGATTCCTTGTATGAAAAATGCCGTGTCAAATGCTGAAATGATGGGGCTTTTTGGTAAGTACAACTTCGACACGTTCAAGTTGCACTTACAAGGTATTCATAAAGATTTTTCCGAAGTGATTTACAAAGGGCGTAAGATGAAAATCAAGGGCAAACGATATCATCATAATAGTACGGTGATTTACTTATGAGCTTTACTTATAAGATCAAGGGCGTCGATAAGTACATTCGACGCGTACAGGGCAAGCCTAGACAAGCAAGGCAAGCGGTAGGCGAAGAACTTCGCAGATCGGCCTTGCGAATTGAACGAAAAGCCAAAATTAAGGCGGCAGTCGATACCGGATTTATGAGAAACGGAATCTTTGTCGTTAGGGTGGGTATGTTGCGATATAAGGTGATATCTCCCGCCGGCTATTCGGTCTATGTTGAGCTTGGAACGCGTAAAATGAAGGCCCAACCATTTCTAGGGCCGGCCGTAAAAGAAGAAAGCGAAGTTCTTTTTCGAAACCTTCGCAAAATGTTTAGGAGGTGATCCATGGAATTTGAAGCACCTTCGATCAAGGCACTCGCGAAATTACGTGAGAAATTGAAACCGTTGGATATTCCGATTTATTTTAATCTTCCGGATCCAAACGTCCTCGAGCCATTTATGGTGATCGGGCAATCAAGCTCGGACACATCGAAAACGGTCCAGACGGGCCTTGTGATCGAGGATATGAGCGTACAGGTAGATATATTCCTACCGGGTGATGAAAGTCGTGGAGGCGTCGAGAGAGTGCGTTCAGAGGCGATCAGGAGGGTCGGGCATAATAGCCAAATGGCGACAAGCGTCTTGAAAGATGAAACAATAGGCCGAGAGGTCTATCATATCGTTATTAATTTAACAGAAATTATTTTTTAAAAAGGAGCATTTATAAATGGGTGAAGCAGAAGACAAAGCAAAAATTAAAATTACGATCGCAAAGCCGGTCGTAGGTAAGAAAGTATTTTATTTCATTCAATCAATCCACGCGGAAAAGGGCACGGGAGCAATGCTTCCAGCTTATCGTAAAGATGGATCGACCACAATGGGCGGTGAATACATTGACGAACAAACGCAACAAGGGCGCTTACTCGAAAAAGCAACCGATGAACACTCTATCGAGTTGTCTCAATATTTCGCGCCTAAAGATCCATCCGTTCAAGTCGTTTTAGACGCACAAAAAACCGGTGAATCTTTGAAGATCTGGCGCGTTATCGTTGATGATAGCGTCAAAGATTCTTCGACTGGTAAGGACACTTATCCGGCACAGTTTGGATATGGTAAGATCACGGACGACGTAGAATTTGACGACGCGATCGACGGGTTCGTTGAATTGAACTATACAGTCGGTATCGTTGGACGCTTGCGCGATGGTAAATTCCCACTTTCAACGGAAGAGATCGCAATGTTAAACGACGTTTACGAGTACCAAAACCCGGGCGAAACAACAGGCGATTACAACAATATCACACGCTAATTTTTCAAGCAAAGGGGCTTCGATCGCCCTTTTGCTTTTATTTTTTTGACAAAAAAGGAGTTATTCAATGGAATTTACAGTTGGAAACAAAGTGATCGAGATCAAGTTCGATTACATGACAATGTACAAAGTCAATCGCGATTTGGGATCTCAAGGCCCAGACGGCACGCGCAACGAAGACGGGGTCGGAGCTCTATTTCTTCGTGTGGTTGATCGTAACGATTCAGCTCTTGTGGATCTTATCAAGTTATGCGCGAGCAAAAAAGCGAAAGCTGTAAGCGATGAAGAAGCAATCAAAGCACTCGCGGACAAGATGGAAGAACTCGGAGCAGAAAGCACGGAACCGTTTTTTGAAGCACTTGAGGAAGAAATGGTCGAATCGGGTTTTTTCAAAGAAAAAGTTTCGAAATACTTAGAAAATCTCGAGCTGGGCTTGAAATATCTGAAAGCCAAAGCGGAAACAGCGGAAGACAAGGCGCAAGCAGATCTCCAAGTCGAGCAGACGGAAGCGCAAATTGGGCGCTTGAGAAGCGCAATCTCTTAATAGAGTGTGCTCGCTTGGGTCTGACTGACCCGAATATTATTTTTTCATGTACAAAAAACGAGCTTGACGCAATTCGTGAGGGCCTTTATTATCGAGCGATTGAAGAGAGGGAAAACCTCGTCGAGCTTGCTTTTAATCTTCGCTATACATTGAACGCTAAAAAAGCTGACTTTGGCAAGTTAAGCAAGAAAAAAGATCGTGATAAGGTCAGCCGGTTATTCAGGCAACGCGAAGAGCGCGAAAGCTCTCAAGGCTTGCTCGAGAAGATCGAGCGCCTTAATGAACATTTCAGAAATAGAAATTAATAGATAGATAGGAGGTGGGTGCGATGGCATTTGATGGATCAATCGAGGCCTTAATCGGTGCGGATTTAACTGGATATGAAAAGGCGATGTCCGAAGTTGTCAATTCAACAAAGAGAGCGTTCGAATCGGCTGCACAAACAGCGTCAAAGAGCGCGAACCAGATGATTCGTGAAGTCGGGGAATTGATGAACCGGCTCGCAAATAGTAACCAAAATATCGGATCCAAGATCGGTCAAGGGCTAACCGGTAGATTTAAGATCGCCCTCGGAGAGCTACAGCGTATCTCTTCTAACATCGGCGCAAAATTACCCGACCCCATAAGACGCGCGTTTACTCGCGTTTCGGCTGACGTAAAATCAGTTTTCGGAGCGATGAAAAATGACGTTTCGGCCGTTGGGGCTAGTATTAATTCCCAAATCAAAAAAGCGTTTGATTTTGATATTTCAAACGCGATCAAATCGCCAAAGAGCGCGTTTGCTGAAATGGCGAACAGCGTCGATTCCATGGCAAGCCGGATCAGTTCAAAAGTCCATAGTTTAGGCTCAGTGTTTACTAATTCGGCGAACAATATGTCCGGATCGTATAAAACGGCCTTCGGGGCTATTGGGGATTCTATGGCACGGCTCGAGGCTCGTATTCAGTCCGTGGCCGGGAATCTAACAAACGCCCTCGGGCAACGGGTTCTAAACCCTATCAATTCGTCATGGTCTAGTATGTTTACCAATCTAACCACGAAAGCGAACAGCTTCGCGGATCGAGTGAAGAATTCCTTCGGTGGGCGGGTGATCTCGTCCGTTAATAGCCTTGCTAGTACCGTAAGCGGGAAGCTCGGAGGGGCTTTCCAGACAGCCGGACAAAAGGCAGTCGGAGCCTTGACGGGGATCGTGAACCACACGAACCAAGCGGCGAGCGCGTCAACGAACTTGCTCAAACAGGTTATCGGCGTTGCTGGGGCTTACAAACTTTTTGAGCTCGGGAAAGGTTTCATTAAAAGCACAATTGCAACGGCAGCCGAATTTGAAGCCAAAATGAGCAACATTAAGGCCGTAACTGGCGCGAGTGCTGAAACGATGGCTCAATTTGATAAAGCTGCAACAAAAGCCGGGGCGGACACAGCTTTTAGCGCTAGTGAAGCAGCCGACGCAATCGGTGAGCTTGCAAAAGCTGGGGTATCGACAGAAGATATCCTAAACGGTGGGCTTACCGCGTCCCTTAACTTAGCGACAGCGGGCGAGCTTGATCTGAAAGAAGCTGCTGAAATTACATCGACAGCATTGAACGCCTTTCGTCGAGATGGCATGACAGCTACACAAGCAGCGAACCAACTCGCGGGAGCTGCAAACGCTTCGGCAACAGACGTCCACGAGTTGAAATATGGTCTTTCCATGGTAGCTCCGGTAGCGTCTGGGCTTGGTTTATCATTCAGAGATACAACAAACGCCCTCGCAGTCTTCGCCCAAAACGGGCTCAAAGGGTCAGACGCCGGAACTTCGTTGAAAACTATGCTTATGAATCTGCAACCGCAGACCAAGGCACAAACGAACATGATGAAAGAACTCGGGATCATTACGGCCGACGGCTCGAACCAGTTCTTTACGGCAGAAGGTAAGATCAAGTCATTCGCTGAAATTTCGCAAGTTTTGAAAGATCACTTAGGTGGGCTTACGGACGCGGAAAAACAAATGGCCTTGAAAACAATGTTCGGTACCGACGCGGTGCGTGCTGCTACTATCGCCATGAACGAGGGAGCAGATGGTGCTAACAATATGCAAGCAGCTATTGACAAAGTAACAGTCGCAGAAGTCGCAGCCGAAAAGATGAACAACTTAAAAGGGGCGGGT